TTGTTTTATATCGGTCAATCTTCCAGGTCCCTTTAAAGCGAAAGGACGATTCTCTATCATTCTAAAAGGTCTATATAATCTTCCACACTCACATCTGGAATAATCATTTTTAATCTCACAAAGATCTCCATTGTAATAATTAACAAAAGGAGAGGATAAATTAAAATAATCAGTACTAATCATCTTATTGTCCGCTCCTTGAGTTACCCAACTCAAATTATCTAACAAATGATACGTATCATATCGACATGTAAAAAAAGTTGCTCCACCATCCCAACATCTCATATGATCACAAACATTATTAGCATATTTTTTTAATATAATCGTTTCCTTATCAACCAATCTCATAAACTCCCCGGTCTGACTCATCAAATTCCCCAACTTTATATCAATATTATTTTTAGTCAAATAATTTACCAAAGAATTCATTATTGGCCCAGTAATCATAATAATGTCAAATGGCACAATAGGCCTTATTTTCTGCAACAATTCTTCAAACCAACTATCATTATTATTCATGTAATTCTCAAAATTAACAAAATACCTTATGCTATCAATGCTCTTATGAGTATGAAGAGTATATGGAGAATCTCCTTCTTGCTTATGTAAAAATTCTTTATGACTTGGATTATATGCTAATTTTTTAAGCATTAATATTTTAGGATTCTTTTTATTAATATGAAATTCATCCAAAATCATTCCATAATGACTTTCGTCTTCTAAGAATCTAATATATTTGTTCCACACACCATAACTAAAAGGTTCTCCGCTACTACTACCACTAGTATTAAATATCTGATTTTCTTCTTTCAAATCTTTAACAAACCAACATTCATTATTATTCAGATCTTTTCTAGAATAAATCTTTTCTGGATTAAAGTCCTTATAAACTAAACTATTATTAGTAGCATATTCTATTATATTATTCTTTAATTTATCAGTTACTTCTAACACAATATCAGAATCCATATAAAGTAAATAATTACAAAAAGAAACATACTCTTCAATAAGTTTCTCTCCTTTAGATTTTGACTTTAAAAAAATCTTTACTTCTTCTTCGTATTTTAATATATCCATAAATTATCCCTTATACAAATAAAAAGGGCAGGTACTAGACCCGCCCAATTTACAAAATAATTTAATAACTATTTTAATTTACTACTAATAATATCAAGTATTACTAACTTCTTGATTAATTGGAGATTCTACAACTCTGTTCTTGGGCCTTCTTCCCTTGGGCTTTTGAATGCCAAGCTTTCGTCTTTGTCGTCTAACCATAGCTGTTGTTACCCCATTACCAGTCATTTGTCCTAGTTTTGCGGCCAATTCATCATCACTTAGTAGCTTTTGATTATTTCTGATAAACTCAAGTTCTGATTCGGCCCATTTCTTGTATGTTGCCATAACAATATGTCCTTTCGTTTTTATTGTTGACTAAAGTGTATACTAACCATATAATAGTATCAAGTTGGTTATTTCGTGCAAGGAGAAAAAATGATCGATCCAATATTACCTCAATTTGTTTCCAGTACGCTGGATGTTAAAATATCGGCCAATTGTGACGTTAGTGCTGAGGAACTTAATTTACCAGAAGGAAAGAGCATAGCACAATTATTATATGAAGAAAAAGAACAAGAAAAAAATAGTCAAGAAAACCACCAAGAATAAACCAGTTATAGAAACGTCCTCATTACCTCATGATATTGATGAAAAAGAATTTATCAGAGTAGTTGAAAATATTAGCAAAAGGTTAGGATATAAATTCAAATTTGGTTATCATGATTTTGATGACATGAAGCAACAGGCATATATTTTTGCTTTAGAGGGTGTTCAAAAGTACGATAATAAACGTCCCTTGGAAAATTTCCTATGGACCCACATACGCAATCGACTTTTCAACTATAAAAGAAATAACTATCAGCGTCCTGACAAGCCTTGTTTTGGCTGTCCTTTTTTCGATAAGACGTATGCCTGTTCTAAGAATCAGTGTTCAAAATACAGCAGCAAGCAAGACTGTGAACTATATGCTAGTTGGTCTCACAGAAATGAAACCAAAAAGAATATTATGCAGCCAACATACATTGAGAAGGATCCTGAAGCTTCGGTATTTTCTAGCAATAATTTAGTCGATAAAATTGAGAATAAAGAACTATTAGATTACTTAGATAAAAATATTGAGCAAGAATATAGAGAGAACTATTTAAAGTTGAAACATGGATTAAAGGTTCCTAAACAACAATTACTTAAGCTACAACAATATATTAAAACCCTAATAGATAAGATAAAAGTATGCCAAAAAAGCGAGGACAGCTAGGACTAGATGAAGAGAAATTCATTAGAGATAATGTTGAATCTCTCACTATAGATCAAATAGCAGAACAACTAAATCGAAGCTCCGCTCCAATTAAAAGATATATTGATGAGCAGGCTCTAATGATTCCAGATACTGAAAAAAATAATAATGATTATTTGAAGTATAAATTACATAGCAAAACATTCTGGAATGAAATTAAACGTCAGTTTGATGAAGATACGGGCGAACTTCAGTATTTTGAAGATACATGGGTTGGTTTAATAAAACAATTTAGAGAAGACGTTTTACCAGCAGAAGAATTACAGATCAAACAATTTATCACAATTGATATTCTTATTAATAGAAGCATGAAAGAAAGAAAGCGTCATATAGCAGAAACCGAAAAACTCCAAAGACAGGTTGATAAAGAATATGAAAAACCTGAAGATCAACGAGATATTCCTAAACTGGCTAATCTTGAAACTCAACTTTCGTTTGCCCGCAACAGTATCGCTAATTACACTAATGAGTATACCAAGCTTCTTAATGAACAGCAAAAAATTAGTAAAGATCTTAAAGCTACACGAGAACAAAGAATAAAAAGAATAGAAGATGGAAAAAGTAGTTGGACAGGATTAATCCGAATGTTGGAAGATGAAGAGTTGAGAGAAAAAGAAGGTAAGGAAATAGCTATACTAAGTATGGCAGCGCAAAACAACTTGAAAAAAATGTCTGAACTACATACTTATCAAGACGGAGTAATAGATCGTCCCTTTTTAACACCAGACACAGTAAAGGAATAATATCTTGAAAAATTCAGATCAAATAGACGGATGGTTTAATTACGAAGAAACTTTTGATTTTCTTATAGATAGCATACCAGAAAATGGTACCTTTGTGGAAGGAGGAGCTTGGCTAGGTAAAAGCTCAGCTTACTTATGTGATAAAATTCAGTCACTATCTAAAAATATTAATGTATTTATTGTTGATAATTGGAAAGGATCTATTGAAGAAATTGATGATACTCATAGTTTAGCTAAAACACATGATATATACCAACTATTTTTAAATAATATGGGAAATAGAAAATTTACTACTATCAAATCAAATTCATTAGAAGCTTCAAAAAACTTTGAAGACAAATCTTTAGATGTAGTATTTATTGATATGTGTCATATGTATGAATGTGTTAAAGAAGATATTGAAGCGTGGTATCCTAAAGTTAAATTTAATGGATATATAGCTGGTCATGATTATTCGCACTATCATCCTGGTGTTAAGCAAGCAGTAAATGAAAAATTTTCCAATATTAACACAATGCATGGTGATTGTTGGGTTGTGAAAAAAACAGAAGGAGCATATCGTGGCTAAAATAGCATTAGTTTCTGGTATCACTGGACAAGACGGTTCCTATCTGTCGGAGCTACTACTGAAACACAAATATAAAGTTATTGGTTTACACAGAAGAAGTAGTATCAATAATTTTGAAAGAATAAATCATCTAATAGATAATCCAGAGTTTCAATTGGAAGAATTTGATATTACCGATCCTAGTATCTGCGACTATATTATTAATCATTATCAACCAGATGAGTTTTATAATTTAGCAGCTCAAAGTCATGTTGGAACAAGCTTTAAGCAGCCATCAACAACATTTCAAATAGATACGGTTGGAGTAGTCAACATATTAGAATCTATCAGAAGAACATCTCCCACCACCAAATTTTATCAAGCTAGCACAAGTGAAATGTTTGGTCGTAATTTTAGCACAGATAAAGATGGCGTTAAATATCAAGATGAAACTACAGAACTATTACCACAAAGTCCTTATGGTGTTGCAAAGCTAGCATCTCACAGATTAGTACAGATATATCGAGAAGCATATGGTATATTTGCCGTGAGTGGTATTTTATTTAATCATGAAAGTCCGAGACGAGGAGAACAATTTGTTACACGAAAGATTACCAAATATATAGGACAACTAGTAAATCATAATATTAAAGAAAATTTAAAACTCGGTAATCTTAATTCTAGCAGAGACTGGGGCCATGCTAAGGATTATGTGAATGCAATGTTTTTAATGTTACAAAATGATTATCCTCAAGACTATGTTATCTGTACTGGTAAAACCCATACTGTTCTTGAGTTTCTTAAAACAGCATTTGAATATGTTAACTTAGACTATACTAAACATGTTGAGATAGACCATAACTTATATCGTCCGGCCGAAGTAGATTATTTATGCGGTAAGAGCGATAGGGCTAGACGAGAATTAAAATGGTTTCCACAAATTAGTTTTGAAGATTTAGTAAAAGATATGGTAACTAATGATATTGAGGTTTTTACTCATGCTTAGAGATTTCAATGATCCTTTATACAAAAAATGGCGCAAAGAAGTTTATTCACGAGATAATCACAAATGCCAATGGCCAGGATGTTCTATTAAGAAAAAACTTAATGCTCATCATATTAAACAATGGGCGCATTATCCTGGATTAAGATTTGAACCAAAAAATGGAATCACCTTATGCAAAGAACATCATAAGATGATAACGGGCATGGAAGCAATTTATGAGGCAGTTTTCCTAAAAATAGTGGCTGAACATTATGATAAAAAATGATTTTACTATAATAGTAGATACTAGAGAGCAGCAACCATGGAGTTTTGATAACTATGCTATTGCTAATAGAAAACTAGATACCGGAGACTATAGCATTGAGGGACTAGAGAATCTATTAGCTATTGAAAGAAAAAAGAGTATTAATGAAATAGCAAATAATATTATTGAACCCAGATTCAAAGATGTAATAGAGAGACTTTCAAAAATTAAACATTCATATATTCTTTTAGAATTTGACTTAGAGAATGTTCTTAGCTATCCGATAGGATCCACATTACCTAAGAAAATGTGGGATAAAGTTAAGATCAGTCCAAGCTTTATTATGAAACACATATTAGAATGGCAAATGTATCATAATATCAAAGTAGTATTTTGCGGATGTCCAAGCAATGCAGAAAAAATGGCAGAATTCATAATGAATAAGGTATATTATCTTGAAATCCACAGTAAATCAAACAACAAGATTTGACGATGCCTGGTTAGGCTTAGGAGAAATATCTTCATTATCTCTTGGTCATAATCTTATGATCAATAGAACTGAAAAGGAGATAGAAAATCCAGATCTTCATTTAATGAGGATACTGAGAAATCCAAAATATATTGGATCAACATGTAAACTTCTTTTCAATATTGAGTTGCATCCTATGCAGATTTGTATTTTGCAAGAATTTTGGGTACGAGCATTTCCCATGTATGTTGCAAGTCGTGGTTGGGGTAAATCATTTCTTCTATCATTATACTGTATTTTACGAATGACATTCTTTCCAGGAACCAAGATTGTGGTTGTCGGTGCTGCTTTTCGTCAGAGTAAGATTATTTTTGAATATATGGAAACTATTTGGAGAGGTAGTCCAATATTAAGAAGTATTTTTAATGGCAATGATGACGGACCAAGAAGAGACGTTGATAGATGTACTATGAGACTAGGAGATAGTTGGACCATAGCTATTCCTATGGGTGATGGAAGTAAGATTAGAGGTTTGCGTGCCCATATTATCATTGCAGACGAATTTGCATCTATAAGTCCAGAGATTTATGAGACAGTAGTATCGGGATTCGCTGCCGTATCCGCTAGTCCAATACAGAATGTTAAAGAGCAAGCTAAAAGACAAGCTATGATTGAAGCAGGATTATGGAATGATGAATTAGATATTATTAATTTCAAAATGGGAAATCAAGCCATCATATCTGGAACTGCTGATTATGGTTTCAAGCATTTTGCCAGTTATTGGAAAAGATACAAGGGAATTATTGAAAGCAGAGGAGATGTTAGAAAATTAGAAGAAATTTTTAAAGGAGAAGTTCCCAGTAATTTTAATTGGCAAGATTATTCAATCATTCGTATCCCGTATGAATTAATTCCAAAAGGATTCATGGATGATAAGCAAGTAAGTAGAGCAAAAGCTACTATACATTCTGGTATTTATAATATGGAATATGCTGCTTGTTTTATTAGCGATAGCGAAGGATTCTTCAGAAGAAGTTTAATTGAGAGCTGCGTTGTGGGAGACTCTAATAATATTAAAGTTAATGATAAATCAATTATATTTGATGCATCCACAAAAGGCAATCCTGACTGTAAATATGTTTATGGAATCGACCCAGCTAGTGAACAAGATAATTTTAGCATAGTAATTATAGAAGTTCATCATGATCATAATAGGGTAGTATATGGATGGTCTACTAATCGAGCTAATTTTAAAGAAAGACAGAAAACTGGATTAATTAATGAACATGATTTTTATGGATTCTGTTGTAGAAAAATTCGCAATCTAATGAAAAGTTTTCCTCCCATACGAATAGGAATGGATGCTCAGGGTGGTGGTGTGGCAATTGAAGAAGCATTTCATGATCCATCAAAATTAGAAGAAGGAGAAAATCTAATATGGCCAGCAGTAGATCCAAATAAATCTAGAGATACTGATGATCAAGCAGGATTACATATTCTAGAATTAGTGCAATTTGCTAAAGCCGATTGGACAGCACAGGCTAATCATGGTTTACGTAAAGATCTAGAAGATAAGTTATTATTATTTCCACGCTTTGATAATCTTACATTAGGACTAGCTCTTGATGCTGAGGGTAGAGATATAGTTTCTACAGATTTAAATCCAATATATGATACATATAGCGAATGTATTTTAGAAATAGAAGAATTGAAAAATGAATTAACTACTATAGTTATGACTCAAACTAGTACTGGTTCTAATGCTAGAGATAGATGGGATACTCCAGAAGTTAAAATGCCTAATGGCAAAAAAGGAAGATTAAGAAAAGACCGATATAGCGCATTAGTTATAGCTAACATGTTGGCCAGACAGCTTGCCAGAGCAATGAAACCAATGGAATATAATATGATTGGTGACTTTAGAACAAACATAGCACCATCTGATGATGATAAACTATATAAGGGGCCAGAGTGGTTTACTGGAGGTGCGAATGACGATATATATAAAGGAATATATAAGAACTAAGGTGTATAGATCAATATCAATACATTCCCATTACAATTAGATTACAATTATGGCCAAAAAGTATCCAAAAAGCGAATCAATCCAAAATAGCTCATCGACCGATATTCCGGCCTATATTACATGGGGAGATGATCAGGCTAGTAGGCAAGCAGCACTAGACGCTAATGCTGGATCTTTGGAAGAATATATAGGCATTCAGAAAGCTCAGGGATCTTTAAGATATGGAATCGACTATTCTAATCTTACTCCCAATGTCGGTGGTCGTCCTGGTTTAACTCGTTCTGATTATGATTTCTTTAGACCATCTGAAGCAGTACCAACTCAAGTCAAAGCTATTCTTAGAAGAGCTGATGATATATATCAAAAAGTTGGATTAGTAAAAAATGTAATTGATCTCATGGGTGATTTTGCAGCTCAAGGAATCAAGCTTGTACATAAAAATAAGAGAATTGAAAGATTTTATCGTCAGTGGTTTAAGAGAGTAAGAGGAAAAGATAGAACTGAAAGATTCTTAAATAATCTATATAAAACTGGTAATGTTGTAGTTAATAGACAAACAGGAAAACTTAGTTTAAAAGTTGCAGATAAACTATATCAAGCAGTGGCTGCTCCCGATATGATCATTGATGATCTTGATAATTTACAATTAGAAAAAAGAGAAATTCCTTGGAAATATACTTTCATAGATCCTGTTTATGTTGAGGTATCTGCTGGTCAGTTATCTTCATTCGTTTCAGAAAAAAGATACGAGTTAGTTTTACCAGCTGGTTTAAGAAAAACTGTTAATAGTCCCAAAAATCAAAATGAACAAGACATCGTATCCAAACTTCCACCACAAATTATTGAAGCAGCAAAAACAAGAAAGCCATATCCATTAGATCCTAACAAGGTCTCAGTATTCCATTATAAAAAAGATGATTGGCAGAGTTGGGCATATCCAATGATCTATGCTATTATGGATGATATTACAGTCATTGAGAAACTAAAGCTTGCTGATATGGCAGCTCTTGATGGAGCTATTTCAAATATTCGTATTTTTAAACTAGGAAGTCTAGAACATAAGATTTCTCCAACCAAAGCAGCAGCAGCAAAACTAGCTAGTATTTTGGGTAATAATGTTGGTGGAGGCACAATGGACTTAGTATGGGGTCCAGATATTCAACTCTTAGAATCCAATACTAATGTACATAATTTTCTTGGCGAAGCTAAATATGTTCCACATTTAAATAGTGTTTATGCTGGTCTTGGAATTCCTCCAACCTTAACAGGAACATTCGGTGCTGCTGGCACCACAAACAATTTCATTAGTCTCAAGACACTAACCCAAAGACTTCAGTATGGTCGTGATATTCTTGTAGAGTTTTGGGAGAAAGAAATTATTGCAGTACAAAAAGCTATGGGTTTTAAGTATCCAGCTAAAATTGAATTTGATACTATGGATCTCAGCAATGAAGATGCTGAAAAAGCTCTACTAATTCAATTAGCAGATAGAAATCTGATATCTGACGAATTATTGCAAACACGATTTGGCTTTGATCCCGATATGGAGAAATTCAGACTAAATAAAGAATCCAGAGAGAGAAAGAGCGAAAGAATGGCAAGAAAAGCTGGACCATGGCATGACCCACAGCTTGAAAATGCTTTAAAGAAGATAGCATTACAGAGTGGATCTGTTACTCCTGGTCAAGTAGGTCTTGAATTAGAAAAGAAAAAATCTGGAGAGAAGACAGCATTAGAGCTTAAGCAGCCACCAGTTGGTCAGAACAGCCCAACGCAGTTGGCAAAGGATGTCCCCAGTTCTTTGCCCGGTCAGCCCGGCCAAGGAAGACCAAAAAATAGTACGGATCAAACAAAAAGAAAAACAAAAGTATTCAGCCCACAAACTGGCGCACATCTAATGTTATGGGCAAACGACACTCAGGATAGGATCAACTCCTGCCTCAATCCTATTCTTCTAGATTTTTATCAAAAGAAAAATTTGAGAAGCTTATCTAATACTGAAAGTCAGGAAATAGAAACTCTAAAGAGTAAAGTATTATTTTCATTACAGCCATTTGAAAATATAGATGAAGCTGGATTAATCAAAATACTGGCCGATATAGATCAAAAAAACACCAAAAGTATATTAATGGGGTATAATATATGGCTCAAAAACCTCACAAGTGCTATTGGTAAGCAGCTTACTGTTGAAGAAATCAAACAGTCCAAAACTGCTTTTTATATTCAAATTCATTCTGAAGAAGGCTAAATCTCATGAAAATCTATCCACAAGAAGAGGCTGACGGCTTATCCGAGCTTATAACAACATCTGCATCAATTTCTTATGCCTCTGCTATTCAAACATCTTCCAAGTCAGATAGTATTAGTAAGGCTTTGCAGAGTATCGCTTCTTTAAATGATGAAGATTTATATTATGTACAATCAATTCTTGTAAGTACAACATGGAATAAAAACGACGATATTTTCGACAAAAAAGAAGTATGGGCAGCCAGAAATACTCCAGAAGATAAGCCAACAAATCTTGAGCATGATGAAGGTTTAATTATCGGACATATAACATCTAACTGGCCTATTACAGAAGATGGGATATTAATCAATGAAAATACACCCATAGATAATTTACCAGAAAAATACCATATATTAACAGGATCAGTAATTTATAGAGCATTTGCTAGTCCAGAACTAAAAGAAAGATCAGAAAAATTAATTGCTGAGATTCAATCTGGACAAAAATATGTTAGCATGGAATGCTTTTTTAAGGGTTTTGATTATGGGCTATTAAATAAGAGTAATGGTCAATTTTCAATTTTAACCAGGAATGATGCCACCGCCTATCTGACTAAATATTTAAGGTCTTATGGTGGTCAAGGACAACATGAAGAATATAAAATTGGTAGAGTTTTAAGAAATATTACATTTTCTGGAAAAGGTTTTGTTGACAAACCAGCCAATCCAGATAGTATAATATTTACATTAGACAATTTATACGAACCAAAAAATGATAATTTTGATAATTTGGGTGTATCTAATAGTCAGTTTCACTCTAATACGGAGAATATTAATATGAGCGCAGACTTACAACCAGAAATGGTCGAATCGACAGAAAAGACAGAGACCGTATCTGTTAGTAGTGTTGAAGCCACTACAGAAACCAATACAAATAATACAGAACTACAACTTCAACTAGAATCCCTACAAGCTGCCATGAAAAGCAAGGATGAAGAGATGAAGAAGCTAAAGGCCGAACTTGATGCAGCCATCAGTGCTCTATCAACAGAAGCTGAAGCTGCTAAGAAGTTCAAAGAAGATGAAAGTGCTAAGGATGAAGAGAATAAGAATCTTAAAGCAGCTCTAGAAACAGCTAATGAAACTATTGCTGGTTATAAGATGAAAGAAGAAGAAATGGCTAAGAAAGAAAAGAAAATGAAGAGAGCCGCTTCTTTGATGGAAAACGGTTTTGATGCTGAAACAGCCAATAGTACTGTTGACCAATTTGAGAGTCTAGATGACGATACTTTTGCAGCCGTTACTTCCCTTGTTGCTGGCAAGATGCCACCATGGTTATTAAACAAGAAGAAGGACGATGAAAAGAAAACCAAAGAAGAGGCCACCGAAAAGGTCCAGGCTTCTGAAACACCAAAAATTGATGAGACGGTATTGGATACTGTTGTAGCTGAAGAATCAGTTGACCTTAGCGTTGGCGGTTCTGATGTCGAAACATCAGTCGCTTCTACTCGCTCAGCTTTAGTAGAATTTGTTTATAGTAGATTAGGTAAAACACTTAATAAGGGAGAATAAAAATGGCTCTTAAACCAGATCGCATTGAACTTCTAACAGACGTTTCTTTTTTCATGAATACTACAGCCGAGCGCGGTGGTGTTGCTTCTGTGGTAACAGGTGGTGTTGGCGTATCGATGGATGATGCCAACGCAGTTGTTGCCTATGCAGCTACAGTATCTGGTGCAAAACCTGTTGGTGTTCTCCTAAACGACGTAGTTAATCTTGATCTAACAAGACAGCACATCAACTGGTTCAAAGATGAAGTGCAGGTCGGTGGCAAGGTAACTCTACTTCGCCAGGGTCAGGTAACAACAAATAAAGTAACTGGTAGTCCAGCAGCCGGCGTTGACGCTTATGTTGGTGCTAACGGACTAATTGGTACATCTAGCACAAACGCAGTTAAGATCGGTCAGTTCTTAAGTGCAGTTGACGCTGATGGTTACGCTAAATTATCGGTCAACTTAACATAATAAATATCCATAGGAGAAAAACCATGACAGGTAACAATAAAGCTTTTCAACCATCACCAGAACTAACAGATCTTCTAGTTCGTTCAGGTTCAATGAACCGAGAGGTCGCTCTTGCTGCAAACTCTGAGTTTGCTAAGGCACTAGAGCTACCACTCAGACAGGGCATCATGAGCGGCGATATTCTAGGAGGCATTTTTGAACCAATTCGTTTGGCTCAAAGCGCCACACCAGAATTCCCCTTAGACTTCCTTGCTCCAGGCACAGAGAAGGACTTTGTGGCCTATACTATTCCTAACCATGGATATATTCCAGAGCGTCATATCGAGAGCGATTACGTCATGGTACCAACATATGATATTGGTGCTAGTGTTGACTGGTTGCTCAAGTATGCTCGTGATGCTCGTTGGGACGTAGTCGGTCGCGCTATGGAAGTGCTAGAAGGTCAATTCGTCAAGAAGATGAATGATGACGGCTGGCACACACTACTAGCTGCTGGTGTTGATCGCAACATCGTTGTGTTCGATAGTGACGCTAGCAGTGGTCAGTTTACAAAGAGACTCGTAAGTCTCATGAAGACAGTTATGCGTAGAAACGGTGGTGGTAACTCAGCTAGTACCAACCGTGGCATGTTAACTGATCTTTATGTTTCCCCAGAGTCAATGGAAGATATTCGTAACTGGGGTATTGATCAAGTTGACGAAGTTACTCGTCGTGAGATCTATACTGCTGCCGATGGCACTCTTAATAGAGTCTTTGGTATTAATCTACATGACCTTGATGAACTAGGTGAAGGTCAGCAATACCAACTCTTCTTTGAAAACGTTCTAAGTGGCTCTATGCCAGCCGGTAAAGCAGAAATGGTAGTTGGTCTTGACATGCGCAAGAGAGACAGCTTTATTATGCCAGTTAGAGAAGAAGTCCAGATTTTCGAGGACGACACTCTACACCGTCAGAAGAGAGCCGGTTTCTATGGTTGGGGCGAGCAGGGTTTTGCTGTTCTAGACAACCGCAGAGTGCTACTAGGCTCACTATAATAATTCATCTTGTAATAATACAAGAACTGAAATGAAAGTAAGGGCTGGGGGTAAAATCCCGGCCCTTCTTTTTTTATACTTACAATCATAAAATTCTTAGTAGGTGTATATAGTTTTAAGATAAAACATCTGGTAGGTATTTTATATCACCATTAATAGGCTTAATTATGCCAGCAAGTAAACATGATTTCTCAATAGAGCAAGGAACTTCTTTTACCTTATCTTTGACCTATAAAGATTCGACAAGTCAACCCATTGACATATCTGACTGGTGTGCCAGATTAATATGGACAACTGATCTTGATGTTGTACAGATTTTTACCACAGCAAATTTAGATCACGAAATCTATAAATTTGATATAATCGGAGTAGATGGCAAGCTCTTATTGCAGATGCCAGCTAATACTACAAATCAATTTACTTTTGATAAGGCTAAATATGATATCGAATTGGAGAGTCCAGAAGATATGTATGCTGGAGGAGGTAAAGAAATAATAAGACTACTTTTTGGAACAGTTAAGATTATACATAGATTTAGTGAAGATAATACTGTACTAGATTGTCAAACATGAATGACTTTATTGTAATTGTTGAAAATCCACCTCCTAATATTGTTTCTATAGAAAATAGCTCTTCTGATTCACCAGGAGTAGTAGAGGTGGAAGTCTTTCCATCTCCAACAGTTAATATTCTAGGTCCATCAGTTATTATTAATCCTAGTGATTTGCCAGATTTTTATCACACTAAAATTATAGATTTTAATAGTGCTGTGAGTGGACTTCTTCCTACTGGGGTTAACACTAGTGACGTTCAGAAAATTATTGGCTTAAGCGGAGTTATTCCAGGATCAGGTATTGGAATTTATTATAATGAGTCTAGTGGACTAACAGAGATAAATACTAGTGGTCTTTCTATTGGAGGCTCATTATTCTCTTTAGGAAATAACTATACTGAAATTAATGGTTTAACAATGATTAGTGGAGTTAGTATTAATTCTCCAACAACATTGATAAATTGTGTTATAGATGGAGGAAGTCCATGACTAACTTTCGTGTTGGATATTCTGGAGG